ATCCTGTGCCAAGTTGTGTTTTTGATTGTGAATCAAGAGCATCAAGCCACTGAACTTGTAGTTCTACAGTAAACTCTTCAATAGTATCAGAACTATCATAAGATAACGGAATGTCTGAAATATTTGTTGGGAAAGTTCCATGAAACTTGTACATTTTCAAAACAGGTAATGTGTCATCACTACTTGGAGCTGCACCACCTACTTGTGCTCTACCTAATTGTCTTACAAACAAGTCTTTTTGGTATGCTGTTGGATCAGTGATTCCAGAGTTATCCTCATGCTTATTAATCAAGTTCATCCATCTTTCAAATGCTGTTCTAATTTTAAAATCAACATCATTGATAACAGTGATTGTCCAAGGATCAAATGTACGATCTCCTGCAATTTTTAAATTTCTTCCTCTAAAAGGAACAAGTATTGGTGCAATGTTTGAAGCAGGTAACTGTGCTGCTTTGACTAGAAATCTACTTTTATCTGCGATCTCATCCTTAGATGAGTCGGTAGGAATTGCATCATCAGGGAAGAACAATTCACATTCAAATAAATTAGGACGAGCACCACCCCCGACCATTTTACCCTTGAATGCATCAAGGGTTCTATCTCTAGTGCTTGGAATGTTTAGGTTTGCCATTTAATTTTTTCCTCTATTGAGTTAAACGTTTCCAACTACTTCTTCAAAACTTACTCCTGTGCGTGTCGCAACAAATGTAAGTCCGATAAAGTTAATCGATCTTGCGGGTTTAATAAAGATATCAGCCTTAAATTGATTTGCATCAATTACAGCTGGTGTATTATTTGTTTCATCACAAATAACAACAAAATCAGTGATACCTCTCTTTGCTTTGACATCACGAAGGAAAGGATCAACTATATTTAAGAAGTTTGTTCTTGTGATAATATCATTAAATTCAAATAATTGATCTCTTGCTGCTCTCTCAATTACATCCTCTAATGTGAGGAATAAACGACGAACATTAATACGATCAAATGCTGATGCAACACCAAGTCCAGTTCGATCACCAAAGAGAATAATTCCTGCACCTGGAGATGCAATCACTGGATTAATTCTCTTCGGATAGATGATATCTCTTTGTGCTTGTGTTGGATTATATGCTAACTTAATAGCACCATTGATAGCACCTCTGGATGCACCAGCTGGTGAGAACCAAGAGAAAGAATTAATTGATGTTCTTGCCATTAATCCAGCAATATCCCCATTTAGTGGGATATATCTAAATTCATTATTAAATCTATCAAATGTGTATTTGTAACCTGAGTCAAATACTGCATAGGATGAAGATTGAAGTGCTCTGTAAAATTCAACTAAAGCATCGGTTTGTTTGTCTGAGTTTGCTATATTAACAATACCTGAACGATGTGGTGATATACATGCGATACAATCTTTTCTTAGATTTGCAATTGAAATCAATGCTGATGCTTTTGCTTGAGCATCAAAAATAGTTCCACCACCACTTGGGCCTTGTATAATAAAGTTAATATCATACTCTGCTGGATTTCTAAGGATATTGTACGAATTAATTACATCACCTTTATCAACCTGATATCCATCAAAAGTTGTATTACCAAGACCATCAGCTCTTGTTGAATAATCTTTACCACCTTTGAAACTAAATGATTTATTTCCTTGAACGTCAAAGATTACTCCTGCAGTATTTTGACCCCATTGTCCTCCTCCAGTGATTGTAAAATCATCAAGTTCTTCAGTGCTGCTTGCGTCTTTCAATGATGTAGATACGGTTTGACCACTATCCGTACTAGTTGGTGCAAGACCCGCATAAATGAATTCAGATACGTTTGCAAGATAGTTTTTGTAGTAAACCTCCTCTGATGGTTGCCTCTTTCCATCCTTTGCTTTTGAAAGATAAAGGAATTTTTCAACTATGTTACCTGCAATTCCTGTTGCACTACCATCTTCATCAATGACTACAACATGTATTTCATCATTTTCACTTTCTCTTGATAATGCATATTCAGAAGTACCTGGTTTTTCAGCAATTGAATTCCAAGAAATATCACCACCTTTACTCAATCCTAATGTTTGTGAATTGTACCAATCCTTTACAGTAGATTTTGTAATTGTTCCAATACCAGTATCTCCAGCATGCCCAACTACATCACCGTCTTTATCAATTACAAACATTGTATTACTCTCTCTTGTTGTAGTGGTTCCTTCTGTTCGAGTAAATATAAATGTAGCACCTGCACCAACAGTTGATATACCTGAAATAGTTTTATCAACAGTTATAGTTCCAATTCCAATCGAAACAACTTTTGTTCCTGATGCAACCGTTGAATTTCCTCCAGTTACTGTTACGTTATCACCTATTGCTATATCTTGACTTAATCCATTATCTGGTGCACTTAATGCTACACTTGGAATAGTAGTATAACCACTTCCTCCACCAACAGATATGTTTGTAACAGTTCCACCTACTATTGTTGCAGTACCTATACCTGCACTACCACCACCACCAGAAATTGTCACGGTTGGTGCTTCTTTATATCCAGAACCACCCTCTGAGATGTTTAAGTTACCAGTCAACGAACCACCACTGATATTTGATGTTTGTACGCTTGCAACTGCTTGAACTCCAGTTTGCGTTGTAATACCAGTAATTTTACTTATATTTGGTTCAGCAACAATACCATTTGTTGCTCCTATTGAAGTTGTTGTGGGTGTTGATACTACATCAATTGATGCTCCAATAAACTGAAGTTGATCATAATTTGTTTTATGATGACTTGTAGTTATACCGTCCGTTTGTATTCTATCTACAACTCTAACTGAAATTTCTGATACACCAACTCCAGTTATAATACCTCTCATGAATCCAGAATAAGTGGTTGTTATTCCACTGCTGTCTACACGAGTTCTTCCAGTTATTGACTGTGTTATACCCATTCCAACTAATATTGCATTGTCAGTTCCAGTACCAGTAGTTGCAATTCCAGTGATAACTTGATCAGCAAAATGATCAATTGTGAATACCTTTAATCCATTACCCCATGTGCCAGGATTTTTTGCTGCAAAAAACCAACCAAGACCAGATGTGTGATATTCTGTATAATCGTCATATGATTTAATTTTTACACCATCATCACCCTTAGGGCCTTCTCCAGTTACAGTTCCAACACCAGCGTTTCTTAAACTTGAATTATCAGATCTTAAAACTCTTAAAACACCACCATATGAAAGATACGATGATGCGGTCATCCAATATTCGAATTGTCCGTCTTTGTCTAATGGTTTTCCGTAAGTTGCAAGTAAATCTTGCTCGTTTTCTACTAACAACGGTACATCTATTGGGCCTTTCTCAAATGGGCCAGCAATCGCTCCGACCAGTTCTTGTGCTCCAGATATATTACCGAT